ACTATCGCTAAGGAAGGAGAGCGCCTTGATAAAAGGCATTCTTTTCTTGGTAGTTTTGCCCATTTTGATAGCAATGCCTGTATGTATGTTCCTTATCCTAGATATGGTAAAATATGCTCGACTTTAACCTTAAAGTATTCCTGTGATGATATAGAGACCAGGTTTTCAAGGTACCTTAATTTGTGTATCAACATGGCCCCTAATCCAGACTTATTTGGCGAAGCAGTTCGATTTTTAGCCTTTTATTACAAAGAGCACCCTCGGTTTATATGGAGGTTCAATGAGATATTGAAATCCATTGATATCGACATGTCTGTGCGCAGATCATTCTACCGTTTGTATACGGGTTTTGAGAGTGGTCCGAGTCATATTACTAGTGTTCCTTTTGTTTTTTACTGGAACATGATAATAATGCATGAGTATGAAAATTTTAAAAATAATATGAGTGCTCAAAGCATGTCGCGTGTCACCCGTGGTGAAAAAATTTTAAATTCTCTTGTTGATGGCGGTGCCATCAGTGAATGTGGAAAAGATTGGTTGGTTGCTGCTCTCGACCCCTTCCATGATCATCAGCTTAAGAACCTACAAGGTTGGCCTGATGTTCAGACTGGAAATAGTGTGGTCCGGTGTATTAAGCAGTCTCTAACCGTTGCTGCTCCTTCAGGGGTGGTTGGAAATTGGGACTGTCATATCGTCCAGTGGCCCTGGTTAATGCCTTCTCAAACAACTTCTAATTTTGTAGGTGATATTCAACCAGCTACTAGATTGGGGAATGTTATTTCCTCTCCTCTTGTTGGTGCTATTGGAAATCCCTGTGGTGGTCTTCAGGTTTACTATGTCCCTCCAGGAGGAAATTTAAGTTTGGTTGCTAGTGGTCCCGCCCCTGCAACTGGTCTTAGCATGGCTGCTATGGCGATTCCTCAGGCCTATACTCAAGGGGTTACCCGCCTTATTGGTATGGGTTTTGAGGTTCATAACACCACTTCCCCTCTGAATGTTCAGGGAGCTATTACGCCTTGGAGGCAGATGTCTAATGAGAATGAAGATACTCATTGGATTCACTTGGATACAACTGTTTCCCCTCCTGCCTCTTTGGCTTCCTACTCTGGCCCTTTGGTCAGATTTCCTCCCCAGAATACTGCAGAGGCTGTTTTGCTCCCTGGTACAAGGACCTGGGAAGCTAAGGATGGTTGTTATGTTGTAAGTTCTTTCCATACTACAGAAAATCCTGCCACCTTGATTGCACCAAGGATGCCCGTTATTACTAGTGTTGATATCGATGATCTTGAAGGAGTCATTGCCTCTTCAGCTGTCAATGCTATGATCCCTGGCCCCACTGTTGGAACCTCAACTGTTCGTGATATTGTTGGTTTTAGGATATTTAATATCCACCAATCTGGAGCTATTCTTAGTGGATTGAGTGCCTCTACTTCTATTACAATTAATTGGAATGTTTATTTGGAAACTTTCCCTAGTAATGCTGAAGCGGATATCCTACCTCTAGCGACCCCTAGTTGTGAATTTGATCCTGATGTTTTAGATCTTTATTCCAGGGTTATGGTTAAATTGCCTGTTGGGGTGCCCGTTCGTGAGAATGGATTAGGGGATTGGTTTTTGGACGCCGTGACCTCTGCTGCTAAGTACGTTGGTCCGGTCCTTTCCGCTCTCCCCCACCCTATAGCTCAGGGAGCTGGGGCAGTTCTAACCAGCTTAGGAAATGCTGGTAAAAAGAAAAAGAAGCCTCAAAAGGTTGTTAACCAACAATTACCTCCTCCTAATAACTGGGGTCCGCCCCCTGTTAGGCCAACTCGCCGTCAATTGGCGGTGATGGCACCTTGGGAGGCTGGGGGTGGGGATAACACCCTTGCTGGTCGTAGGCGGAGGCCTAGAAACAAGAGAAAGAAGCGTAATGGTCCCTTTCAAGGGTAGACCTTCGGGAGGTCGCTTCCCCCTTTCTTTTGACATGTGGTGAGATCGCATCGTTGTGATCCCATATGTCTTTTCTTAGAAGAAGGAAAATAAAAATAAAAAAAAAAAA